AGGGAAGCAAACCCATGATTATTACAATAGACCATAGCTGGCTGATAAAGAAGGCAGCAGATGAGAAAGAGAAGATAGCCACTCTATATAACACTGTAGAGATGCTTATGGAATTAAAGAATGATCTTCCTATTATAGTAATCATGATCACTCAGCTGAACAGAAGCATGGAAGAACCTAGTAGAAAGACCCCAGGCACTATAGCAAACTACCCCACCAGCTCAGATATATTTGGTGGTGATGCTCTTATGCAGGGCTCAGACATGGTGATTGCTCTAAGTAGACCGGCTAAAGCAGACATAAATGTATTTGGTCCTAAAGGATATCTTGTAAAGAACGAAGACATCTTTGCTCACCTGTTAAAGGTGAGGAATGGTGCAGATGATAAGAACCTTTTGTTTATGAGAGCAGAGTTTAATAAACAAAGAATGATAGAGGTGAGTGAACCGGCAGCTTCCAACCCCAATGGAAACGGCTACGTAAGATTCTCACAACAGAGAAGACCACAACAGTCAGAAGGTCCTGACATTAGTGACATTTAAAATTTAATAACATGGATAATCAACAAGCAGCTTTTGATTTAAAAGCATGGAAGAAACAAAAGCTAGAAGCAATTAGAAGCTACCACTCTCAACTTATTAAAGACTTAGGGATATCTCCTTCCGACTTTAATATGAAGAAAGCATTCCGAGATAAGAAAGGAGTGGAGGTTGTAGGTATTTTTGACACAGAGTTTCTCAGAGAGAAAGGATTCTACTTTGAACTAATCACAAGTGATTTAGATCCAGCAGATCCAGAGAGAAAAGTTTACAGGGTTCCAATGAATCCTTCTTATAAAGATGAGTATGAAGTTAATGCTAAGCTGTCTTACAATGTACCATTGGAAGAACTAAGAGTAGTCAACCCATCCACGGTAGCAATTGGTAAGCTAGCTTCCATAACAAACTTAGAAAAATTTAAAGAAGAAAGTTCTCCTTCTGTAAAAAAAGTTGTACCTTTAGAAGATCTTCCGTATAGTGAAATGACAATCAGAGATTACATTACAATACATACCGGCAGATTAGTTAGTTTAAAGCCTTGGCTTAACGAGTTAGTAAAATCATTTAAGTAACATATGGGACAAAGTATCCTTGTAATTGCAGAATCAGGATCCGGTAAAAGTACAGCTATAGAAAACCTGGATCCTAAAGAAACATTTATTATTAACGTAGCAAACAAACCCCTTCCATTCAGAGGATGGAAAAAGAAGTACACAATCTGGAGTAAAGAAAATCCTTCAGGTAATATGTACGACAAAGCCAGTGCTCAGAATATTGAGGCTTGCATTAAGTATGTCAATGACAAGAGACCAGAGATTAAAAATCTTATCATTGATGACTTCCAGTATATGTCAAGCTTTGAATTCTTTGACCGGTCAGATGAGAAAGGCTATGAAAAGTTCACCCAGATTGGTGCACACTTAGCTAGAATAGCAAGGATGCCTAAAGATTTAAGAGAAGATTTGATGGTATTCTTTCTTACACATGCAGAAGAAGCAACAGACTTGGAGGGTAAACGTAAGTTTAAAGCCAAGACTATTGGTAAAATGGTAGATGAGAAGCTCACCTTAGAAGGTTTGTTCTCTATTGTTCTCTTTGGTAAAGTGAAGAAGAACAAAGACGGAGACATCCGGTATGTATTTGAAACATCCAACAATGGAGAGAATACATGCAAGAGCCCTAGAGGAATGTTCCCTACCTTTGAGATTGTAAATGATTTACAATATGTAAGAGAAGCAATTATTAATTACGAAAACTAAACTTTCACTTTTAAATTTCAAAACATGTTTAACACAAAAGGACAAGAGATCAAAACAGGAGGAGGAACTCCTAAATCATTACAAGCAGGTGTAGTTTATGCACACATCTTTGACGGCAGTGTACGTACTGCTAAGAGCGGAAAGAAATCTTTGGAACTAATTCTGGAAGGACCAGCATTAGAAAACTTTGAAGGTTGGTCTATAGACAAAGCCAATCCAGAAGGACCTAAGTTTAAAGGTCAGTCTTCTAGGGTGAGTGCTACCATCTATACTGATCAGTTTAACTCTGACAGTCCGGCAAAGAATGAAATCATCTATAAACTTTTATTCATAGCTTCAGAACTTGGGCTCAGAGATGATGCAGATAATGTACAAGCTAACACTATAGAAGAGTGGGCAACTAAAGTGATCAATATTCTTAAAGGACACAACTTATATTTCTTCTTGAAAGGAACTGAAGAAGAGTATAACGGTAAAACAATTATTAAATTGTCTTTGCCTAAATATAAATTTGCTTCTGCAGATGAAAGCTCTTTAGATAAGTTTGACAAGAACAATCAGTATCACTATAAAGCTTTGGCTTCTAAACCAATCTCTGGTTTTGAACCAGCTACTGATGACTTTGAAATGTAATCTTCCATGATTTAATGTTAACAATAGCGGGGGATTGTTTCTACTTTCCCCCTTTTTTTATTTTTAAGTGTATGCTGTATGTTTTCAACAAAGAATCTAGTGCATGATGTAAAAGATGTACCAATCACATTCATCTTTGAACACTTTTGCAAACTAAAAGAACAGCTCACCGGTCAGGATGTAAAGATTAAATCCTTATTTAATCCAACTGAGCGTACACCTAGTATGTGTATATACTTGGATGCTAAGACCGGCATATATAAATTCAAAGACTTTTCTACAGGGAAGACGGGATCTGCTATGGATATGGTGAAAGAACTCTTAGGAGTTCCGTTTCATAAGGCAGCTCATGTTGTAATAGAAAAGTATAATGACTTTGTACTACATAACAATGGTGGTTATGATATACAAAAGTTTCAAAGGGCTAGTAAATATAAAGTGACTAGTTACAATATGAGAAACTGGAGTACTCAAGATCAATATTTCTGGACTCAGTTTAACATAGGATCTAAACTACTTGAGGCTCATATTGTAAGACCACTAGCGAGTTACTGCATGACCAAGGATGATAATGAACTCTGTATTAGAGGACTCTATCTCTACGGTTATTTCAAAGAAGATGGTAGCTTATATAAAATCTATCAGCCCAAAACCTTAGACAAAAAGTTTATAAAGACAGCTGATTATGTACAAGGATGGGAGCAGATGCAAGGACACAACAATCTTGTAATTACATCTAGTCTTAAAGATGTTATGTCTATTAAGTCTCTAAAGCTTAACATAGATGTCATAGCTCCTGATAGTGAGAACACCATGCTGAAAGAAACTATTATAGAAGAGCTAGATCAAAAGTATAAAAATATAATTTTGCTTTTTGACAATGATGATGCAGGTATAAAGTCCATGCAAACCTATAAAGAAAAGTATCCTTTTGTTAAGCTGGCCGTTCTACCTATGAGTAAAGATGTATCAGACAGTATAAAAGATTATGGAGCTAAAGAAGTTCGTAATAGATTAGTTCCTATCTTAGATAAAAAATTAGTATAAAGATGTGTGCCGCTAAGAAAACAATATCCAAAAAACCAAAAACTCCAAAGACAAGGAACGCTGGTACTATGACAGAATCAGCGTTCTGGAGTTTCATAAGGAGTGCTTTAAGACAGAAGTCTAGATGGTGGAAGCCTATAGCTGAAGCCAAACATCGTGCTAAAAGAAAGTATGTAGGACCACAACAAGGTAGAGGTAAACAAAAGTGGGAGTATCAGTGTGCAGGTTGTTTAGATTGGTTTCCTGATAAGGAGGTTAATGTAGACCATAGAATACCAGCCGGTACTTTAAGATGTGCTAATGACCTTCCAGGTTTTGTAGAGAGACTCTTCTGTGAGGTGGATAATCTACAAGTGTTATGCACCACATGTCACGATAAAAAAACAGCAAATGAAAAGTCCAAAAAGTAAAGAGGACCTTATAGAAACAGTAATAGAACAAATTAAAATAGATGTTCACTGTGGTGAATATGAAGCTATAGAAGAACTACTTAGCTTTCTATCTAATGTAAATTTGATAGAATACTTACCAGAAGAAGACTGGAAACAATTTAAACATTTAAGAAATGATGACAGATAAAATATGGTTACAGGTGGTATATTCCTACCTTAAACATCAGATTGATCCTCAAAAAAGTATACCATTAGACTATCTATCTTCACTGAATGTAGAAGATCTAGATGCAGTTACTGAAGATATGTTTGAGGATACAAGTTATACAAAAGAAGATGTTGAGCATATGCTTGAAGAATTAAGTCTAATAATACATAAACAAGAAGATGAAGAGATTAGAACAGAGAATGCTTTAACTAATTTAATTAAAAGTTTTCCTAATGATGGAGAACTAGGAAAAGAAATAAGAAGAAGATATGGCAGAACTACATAACACCGTGATGGGGAAGAGACTTATAGAACACACTCTTCCTGAAATAGCTAGACAGCTTGAACGTATAGCAGATGCTTTAGAAGGTAAAGATAAAACACCAGAACAGATTAGATCAGCTTATGTATCCCACTTAACAAGTGGACAACCAGATTCTGAAATCATAAAACAACTTAGAGACATATGGGTGAAGTAACAAACACAAAAGATTTGATTGATCCAATCAATCTACAAAAGCTTATAGAATTCCTTGAGTATGAGGAAGCCCTCACTAAAGACAAAGAAACCGCAGTAAGAATTAGAAAACTATTAACAGAATTAGGAGTATGGAACTAGAAGATTTAATGAATGAGTCTATAGAGAAACTAGAAGGAAACTTTTATAGTAAGAAGTTTTATTTTAGCTACAGCAGTTTGAATAAATTAATATGGAACCCAGCTGTGTTTCACCAGTTATATATACTAGGATTAAAAGAAGAGAAGCAAGATGCACATCTAGTACAAGGTAAAGTTATTCATGCTCTTCTCCTAGAGCCAGAAAACTTTCAAGATAACTTCATAGTTAGCCCAGGCAATCTTCCTACCGGTAATCCAAAGATTGTTATAGATAGGGTGTTTGCTCACCACATAGAACTATCTAGAAACGGTGATGAAAGAACAATGCTTCCTGAATTTATGGATGCTATTCTAGATATTATGAAGGACATGAATTACCATCAGAGTTTAAAGACAGACCAGCAAAGACTGGACAAGATTCTTACGCCGGAGTCAGAAAACTATTGGAACTTTCTTAAAGCTAAAGGAAATAAAACTTTATTAGATCAAGAGACCTATGACTTCTGTTATAATGCTGTAGAGCTTATAAAAACAAATAAAGAACTATGCAGTTTATTAGCTTGTGATATAAATGATTTTGATAATAAACAAGTATACAATGAACTACCCTTGATGTTAGATCTTCCTAATAGAATATTTGGTTTGAAGGGTATTGTTGATAACTTAGTTATAGATCATGACCAGAAAATTTTGTATATTAATGATGTAAAGACCACCTCAAAAGATCTAAAAGATTTCCCTGAAACGGTTGAGTTCTATTCTTATTGGATGCAAGCTGTAATCTATTGTACACTTGTTAGTTTACATTTTGCTAACCTTATGTCTGTAGGATATAAGGTTAAGTTTCACTTTGTAGTGATTGATAGAATGTTCCAGACATATGCTTTCCCTGTACAAGAAAGCACTTTGAATGAATGGGCTGATAGGTTGGTAAGACAGTTAGATAGAGCAGAATGGCACTATACAAATAAAAGCTATGACCTTCCATATGAATTTGCAACCGGTTCTATAACTCTATAAAACATTTATTATGCTAAAGAATATATATAAAAAATACTTTCAAAAGTCTAAGTCATTTTTATATCCTGCTCTTGGCATAAAAAAGAATAGCCAGTTCTCACCGGTCAACACCTATATATCTATTGATAAACATATAGGGCCTGAAGAATGTAAGCTTATCTGTAAATTTAAAAACAATACTACAGAAAAGTTTAAAGCCTTTGAAAAGGATATGCTTATAGAAAATCCTTTATTTATATGTAAGGTGGAAGAAGGTGACCACACTCTGTATATATTTGATTATCAGATATATACAGAGGACTGGTTTAGTTTTATTTTAGGTAAGTACTCCAGACTTTCTAATACTATCAAGAAAGCTATTAAAGAGTACTATGGAGAAACCTCAGCAGAATACGAATTCATTAAGACTTATCTTTATCCGGAAGAGCACTTTGAAGAATACGCTGAGATTCTAGATATAGATGTTAAAGAGTTAGAAAGTTTAGGAGAGCTTTGTAATCCATATGATGAGAACAAAGAAACTTTAAAAATATCTAACAAAGAATTTCCGTGTTTAGAAAATTCAATTTAACTTTACAAAAAACCAACACAATGAAAAATTCAATGAAGCTTATTACGTCTAGCTGGGGTCCAGCTAAGACTTTCAAAATGATTCCTATTACAAGAGAGTGCCCGTACAATGAATGCATCTTTGATGTAAACAGTAAGGTGCTGGCTATCATCTCTAAAGAAAGCAAAGAGTCTTTCCACATGATGCCTAAGCTTAATGAAGTGGGAGATATTGCACGTATGAAGATTGGTAAGAAAGAAAATGGTAAAGACTATGCTGAAGAAAGAAAAGCATTGGTTACATTCTATGAATACTACATTGAGAATACAGACGAAATTGTAGACTTTATAAAAGATGTAGCTAAGAATGCAGAGTCATTTGACTTCCAACAATACATCAATTTAGAAATTCCTAAAGAAGGAATGGTTCCGCAAAACAATATCATTACGTCTGTAGTTTAATTGTGATTGTGTTAGTAAATTAAGGGAGTGGAAACACTTCCTTTTTTTATCTTAAAGGGGGAACAGCTTAACTGAACATATAGAACATGTCAAACAACAAGACAGCCCACTGGGTTATGGATTATGAAACACTATGCAATTGTTTCATAGCAGTATTCCAACACTATAAAGATAGCTCCATACAAAAAGTATTTGTAGTACATGAGTCACGTAATGACTTCCCAAAGTTTGTCACATTTCTTCAAAAATGTGTGACACAAAAAGAGTGGCACATATCTTTTAATGGATTGAACTTTGATGCACAGATCACCCAAAAGATCTTAGATAATTATAAAGAACTGTCTAAGCTACCGGTTGATAAACTTATAAACTGGATTTATTCTTATGCACAGAGTGTAATAGATAAGTCTAACAAAGCAGAGTTCTTAGAGTATGCTCCCTATAAGATGAAGATTAAACAGATTGATTTGTTTAAGCTTAACCACTGGGATAATAAAGCTAAGATGTCTAGCCTGAAGTGGATACAGTATTCCATGGACTGGGAGAATGTAGAAGAGATGCCTCATCCACATTACCAACCCGTGACAGATGCTCACACTTTACAGGAGGTTATCAACTATTGTATTAATGACGTACTATCTACCAAGGAAGTTCTTGTACACTCTAAAGAACAGATAGCACTAAGACAGACTCTCACTAAAGAATACGGTATAGATTTGTATTCAGCTTCTGAGCCACGTATATCTAAGGAGCTCTTCCTATATTTTCTACAGCAAAGACTTGGATGGGAAAAGGCCCACATCAAAACTTTACGCACGTCTAGAACTTATATAGTACTAGCAGATTGTATACTTCCTTACATAGAATTTAAAACTCCTGAGTTCAATAAAGTGCTGGACTATTTCCGTACCAAGGTGATTACATCTACCAAGGACGGATTTAAATACAGCATCAACTTCAAAGGAGTTAAGACAGACTATGGTTTGGGTGGTATCCATGGTGCAATAGAGTCCGGAGTATATGAAGCTAAACCAGGCTGGACTATTATGACCAGTGATGTTACTAGCTTTTATCCCAATCTAGCTATTAAGAATGGTTTCCATCCTGAGCATCTACCTAAGCAGGAGTTCTGTCAACTGTATGAATGGTTCTTTGAAGAGAGGAAAAAGATTCCTAAGTCTGATCCTAAGAACTATGTATACAAGATCATTCTGAATTCCACTTACGGTCTAACAGGTGATGAGAATTCATTCCTGTATGACCCAAGAATGACTATGCAGATTACTATTAATGGTCAACTACTATTATCAAAACTTGCAGAAATGTTAAGTTTGGCTATTCCAGAGTGTCAGCCTCTTATGCTAAACACAGATGGTTTAGAGATGATGATACCGGAGTCTAGAGTGGAAGACTATATGAATGTATGCAGTGAATGGGAGAAGCTTACACAGCTAGCCCTTGAGCATGATCAGTATAGTAAGATGATTATTAGGGATGTAAACAACTACATGGCCATTAGTACTAAAGGCAAGGTTAAATGTAAGGGTGCTTTTGAATGGGAAGATTTGTCTAAGAAAAAGGTAGCAACGTTCCACAAAAACAAATCGTTCCTTATTATACCTAAAGCAATACATGCATACTTTGTACATGGGACAAAGCCAGAAGACTTTCTAGATCAGAACCAAGACATCTTTGACTACTGTGGTGCTGTAAAAGCTAAAGCAGGATGGCATTTTGAAACCAGAAAGCTTATCAATGATGTACCTGAAAGTTATAAGATGATGACTATAGAAGAAAAAAGAAAACATCTTGAAGCTAATGGTTGGGAAATGTCATGGAGTGATGATAACTGGGTTAAGTCTGATGCTGTCAATAGAGAAGCTAATACAGGTTTATCTACTGAACAAGCTTTTAGTCGTACAGTTAAACAAGAAACAGTAGTTCAAAAGACAAGACTTCAGAAAATTGTAAGATATTTTATTTCTAATACAGGAGATAAAATGGTGAAGTGTCACAATGATGGAAGAGAGATCCAGGTAGAGTCTGGAGAGTGGTTACAAACCACAATAAATAAAATAGATGTTTCTAAACCTTTTGATAAATATGATATCAATAAGAAGTATTATTTAGAAGAAATCTATAAAGAGATAGAGGGTATACAAGCTGTAACTTTTAATAAGGCAACACAGCTTTCCCTGTTTTAACATTTTAAAAAGTGTAAAGTAATTAAAACAATTAACAATTAAAACCAACAACAATGCCTCCTAAAGTTCCTTTTTACACAGAGAATCAAGTAAGAAGTGTAGTCCTCCCTAATCATGGGGGACGTTACGCCGTAGTACCACACGGTGATGTTATAAATAATGTAAAGACTGAGCTGAAAGCAGCCGGCTTTAATATCAAGAATGAGTATTATAAACTCAGTAATGAAGGTAACATAGCTCAGGGTGTATATCACCTAGACTATGGTAGTGACCCAGACATGGGGATGATGTTTGCATGGTCTAATAGTTATAACAAAACTATGAGATTCAAGTGTGGCATCGGGGCCCATGTATTTGTATGTATGAATGGTGTACTCAGAGGAGACATGGGCAGCTATGCTCGTAAGCATTCTGGTACAGCATACCATGAAGTGGTAGCTCAAATTAAATCTCAAATTCAAGGAGCTAAAGAATATTATGATAAGCTCCTACAAGATAAAGCAATGCTTAAGAATGTCCTACTTAGTCCTAGAGACAAGGGTAGAATATTAGGTCAGCTGTTTGCTAATGATGAGATCCTCACTCTGACACAGGTGGGTATAGTTAAACGTGAGATGGACAAACCAAGTCACAGTTATAACTGCCATACAGATTCAGCATGGGCTATGTACAATCATATTACATTTGCTCTAAAAGAATCTCACCCTAGTACATATATGTCTGACCACGAGAAGGTACATCACTACTTTGTAGATGCTTATGGTGTATCTATTATTCCTCAAGCAACAGATCCAGGTACACAAACTGCAGATGATGACTACTATCCAGATACTCCGGTTGCTCAGGAAGAAGAAAATGTATTTGGTGTAAACTTCTTATAACTTTGTGACTTACAGTTTTTAAGGTTTAACGGGGGAGGTTTCTACCTCCCCTTCTTTTTTAAATTATTTTTATGTACCAAAGAAAAAATACTATATTTGGATGGGTCAAACACATTTGGCTCTGTATACTTTCACTCACAAAAAACCAAGACAGATATGATAATAGGCGTTAACGGATATTCAGGATCCGGTAAAGACACAGTGGGTAGACTGATTCAAGAACTCTACCCCGAACAGAACTGGCAGATCAAGAAGTTTGCCGGTAAATTAAAAACAATTGCCGCTCTTCTCACAGGTATAAAAGAAGATCAGTTTGAAAACCAACAGTTTAAAAAGACAGACTTAGGTC